AGTATTTTTCAAATATGAATATGTTCCGGCCTCAGGTTGAATAGTGCCACCTGTTCCTGTTGCCATTACGAGCGGGTAGTATGTTGGTTGTTCAATGCCGAAATTATCTTGGTTAAACGTAATTTGCAATCCAACAAAATCAATATTAGCATCAAATTTATTTATTTCAAGTATCCCAACGCTGTTGGTTATTTGTAGTTGATTTTCGCAAGCTAAATCACTCAAAGCATTTGATAACAATACTTTCAAATCCATTAACCTTCGGTCGTGCTTTTGCTTGAATGTTTCATCTAATGAAGCGGTTAAAGTATCGGAATCAACCTTACGGCCTAACCTAATTGAACCTATATAGTTAATTCCAGTCAATACCCCGTAATCGTTAAATACATCAGATGCCACAAAGTCAACGCCTAAGATACATTGCCCCGGTTCGTATTCGTGCATTACAGATTCATAATTCTGATAAAAATTATCACCGGCTAAGAATACCCATCCATTAGCCGTTGCCATATCTTCAAGTTTATTTAAAAGGCTATACTTTTCCATATCGCTTAGTTCTTATTTTGTTTACTTGCTCCATAAATTCCGCCCGCTCTTTTTCAAGTAACAATTTTGTAAAGCAGTCTATATATGGCATGGCTCTTATTCCTTCGTACTTTGTTAAGTCTCCACCTGCAAGGCTATCCAATTGCACTATATACCCAAACTTGTTAAACCGCGAAACATCAGCTTCATCGGCAATAGGGTCATAAGGTGAAATTAGGTTAGTTTCTTCAAGTGAATTAATAAACTCGATTTGATTCTTAACATATCCGTTACAATGAATAAGGTCGGTTATTTTATAGTTGCAAACCTGTTTAATTGTTTGGCCAGTCAATAACACAATGAAGTCAATTAAGTCGCTTATGGTTATGCCTTGATTCATTTTAAATTGGAAGTCCTTAACTGCTCCGAATGGCCTGTTAATTAAGTCACCAAGTTTAAATACATCTTTGGAGCTTTCGGAATACTTAAAAAGATAGTCATACGGTTGCCTGTCGGCTGTGGTGAAATATTCGTGTATGAGTATGTTTTTTAATTCCATAAATGCAAAGTTAAAACATTTTTATCATGTTCTAATTAATTTTGTCGTTACTTTTTGCGATGTCTTTAAAATAGTGATAACACCATACCGCGCGGCATCAATTAAGTGGTTATCAATATCGATAGGGGTTTCGCTTTTTTTATCCATCCAAACATAGTTGTCAAGTTCTTTAATAAGGTTATGGCTTTCGGGTGTTACTATTATCTTATAACCTTGCATTAACTTTAACCCATCAACTACCGGCGACTTAACAACCGGGTGTATATTTAAACCATACTTTTTAAGGTCGAGAATAGTTCGCGCTCCGGCGCTGTCGGCTGTTATTAATCCAGTGCCTACTTTATTTTTAACAAGGTTGCCTAATTCGTGAGTGCTTAAACCATTGTTATAAATCTGTTCTGCTAAATAAATTATTCGTCTGTTGCGGTCTATAGCTACTTTAACCAAAGCATCAGGGTCACGAACACCAAAGTCAAGCCCGAATATAAAAGGGAATGTATTATCGAAGTCGCCAATCTCATAAGTTAGTATAGTATCTTCAAGCTGGCCTTTTAACCCTTCGCCATAAACGCGCCACCATGCCGAATTGCTTTTATTTGATTCAATTTCTTTTATCTGGGCATCGGTTAAATTGTCGAGGTTGTCTAAATAAGTGCTGTCAATTATAGTGCAATCGCGTTTGGCTATTATTTCATCATCAATCCAAAAATGGCGCGCCGGGTTATAATCAAAGAACTTTAACTTTGCAGTCCTTACAAGCAAGTGCCGTATAATGTCATAAGATTTGATGTGGTTGCACTCATTAACGAAAAGAATATCCCTTTGAGGGCCATGAACCTTTGCAAGGTTATCAACTCCGAAAAACTCTATTATAGTTCCATTGGGTAGGGTGTAAGTTGATTCGCTTATGTTCTTAATCTTTTCGGGTATAATGCCATAAGAATGTAGTATCAAATCAAAATCCCGCATTAAACCAATACGCAAATGGGGTAAGGTTCGGCTTACTATGCTAATGGTGTTTTTATTTTGGATGCCGATATTTAAAAGTAGTTGTAGTATTGAATAGCTTTTGCCAGAATTATGGCTAAGTATGTCATTTGTTGTTATAAAGTAATTATGGTTATTTTCAACTTCTATATCATAAACACTTTCGTTTAACTCAATATATTTTACTTCATTTATACTACATGCTTCCAAGTTCTTTTTGTTACAATATCTTTTATGTGATGTTCTTTTAATCCATATTCTTGCGCTAATTTTTTTCGACCATACACTAAAGGTTTGAATTTGGCTCTTATTTCTTTTACTATTTCTTCCGTTATTTTTGCCATTCCATTTAACTCCCCATTCTTTTTTAATTGTAATCCAATTTTGAATGAATGCAAACAATTTTCCGAATGTGTATTCCATTCTAAATTCTGAATATGATTGTCTGTTTTTATTCCGTTTATATGGTTTATAGTCTGTTTGTTTTCTTTGTTTTCGATAAAAACTTCCGCTACTATTCGATGTACTTTTATTGTTTTTCCATACAAGACAGTTCTTAAATATCCTGAGCCATCCAAAGCCGGATTCATTATTTTGGGATTCATCTTGCCACTTGACTTGCTGTAAAATGCCATTATCCGACCATGATTTGATACTGCATAGCGATTGCCGTAATCCTTCCATATTTCGTTTGGCAATGATACCCGCTTTAATATATCCGTTTTCGTTGGTGTATAATTTGTGGTCATATGTAGATATAATTTGAGTGTTATTAATACTCAAAGATACTAATTTTTTATTATACGGCGGGTCATATTTGAAAATGTTAATTACTTTTTTAACTTCAATACAATTATTTTTATGATTATAAGAATAAATACTATCACCTTTTTTAATTGCATATATTGGTTTATATCCTTTAACTGTTTTAATTAATGTGCTACCAATTAAACAGCGAGTGCCACCGCGATTAATAAACATTTCGGCACCGGCTCTTAATGCGAATAGGTTCTTTGAATAAACCTTACTAAACTTTGGGGGTTGCATTTATTAAAGCCTTTAGTTCATCTGGCATTGATATTGTCATTTGGTTTTGGATTTGTTCCCCCTTGCTTGTATGGTCTATATACGACTGGTTAAGTAGTTGATGCTCTTCTTTGGTGCAGATTAAACGATATAAGGCTAATAGTTCTGTCGCTTTTGCTGATTTGAATAACTTAGCCCTTATTGCTGATTTTGTTTTGGTCTTATTTTCTTCAAGTAAACTCTTTATGGTGTTAAATTCGTTAGAATCAACTGGGAAATAATCATATAGCGTAGGTTTTGATATTGGCAACCATGCAATAATATCCTCAACAAAAAAAAGGTTATTGTCTTTTATAGCTTTTATTGCTTGCTCGTATATTTTACTCTTGTCGTATGCCATTGCGTTTTATTATTAATGTAGAATCAAGATTCTTCATTCTGTCTATTATTACTTGGCAGTATTTAGGGTCGTATTCAATAACTCTTGCCTTTCTGTTTAATTGTTCACATGCAACCATTGTTGTTCCACTTCCTCCAAATGCATCGATTACTATATCACCAACCTTTGAACTGTTCTCTATTTGATATCCAAATAACCCAATTGGTTTCATTGTTGGGTGTTCTCCATTCCTTTGTGGTTTATCCCATTCTATAACCGTTGTTTGTTTCCTATCTGAATACCAATTATGTGATGCTCCTTCTAACCACCCGTATAAACATGGTTCATGTTTCCATTGGTAATCTTGTCTTCCCATTACCATTGAATTTTTAACCCATATTAATTGCTGTTTTAATAACCATCCTGCATCAACCATTGCCTTTCCAAAATTAATAACTTCACTGGATGCATGCCAAACATAAATTGCTCCACCTTTTTTTACTGCGGTTGTTAACGCTGAATAAAAGTCATATAGGAATTGATAGAAATTATCATTACTCATTGAGTCGTTTTCAATAGTAAGTGCATCTTTTGTTTTGCCTTCGTAAGCTACATTATAAGGTGGGTCAGTAACAACCATATCTGCGACTTCTCCTTGCATTAGTTTTTCAAATGTATCTGTTTGAGTACTATCCCCACAAAGTAACCTATGTTCTCCAATTTCAAACAAATCACCCAAAATAATATCTGTTTCAATGCCACCTTCTGGAACTTCATAATCATCATCTTCCGCTTCTAATTCTTCTGCTTCCCAATTTGGGATATCCAAACCCCAATCGATTAATTGTTCACTATCCCACTCATTAGCCAATACATCCCATTCCCATTCACCAAACCCAACGTTATCTTTTACAATAAATTCTTTCTTTTGTTCCTCGGTCAATTCGCTGGCTTGTTTTACCCATGTTTCGGGTATTTCTTTATAACCAAGTTCTTTTAATGCTTTCAATCGCATGTTACCGCCTAATGTGATGTTGTTTTCATCAATAACAATAGGTCGGAGTTCCATCATTTGCGGGAAATCTTTTATTGACTGGCAAAGTTTTTTAAACTTTTCATCTTTGATTAACCGTGGGTTGTTTGGATTCGGTTTTATTTCTGATAGTTTCATTTTGCCTTAGTGTAAATATTAAACAAAAGTAGCGAAAAAGGAATAGAAATGCAAATTAAAGATAGGAGCCAAAGGTTATTGAAGTACAAAGCGGCTGGTATGGGTGCAATGCCCACCATGTAAATAAACATGTGGGCGTATGCTTCGAGTATACGTTTCATTTTTTAACCTCCATTAAATATCCATAACAAAGCCTAAATTTACATGTTTTCGGGCTGTTGGCATCGCTTTCAACAACGTGTTGTAATTTATTCCCGCAATATTGGCAAAATTTAGGCTGTGGTTTCATGTTCCAAGACGATTTGGATTATCAACTTAGCATAACGTTCTTTTAGCCTTTCGATGCACTTTTCATAAATTTCGCGGTTGTGTATTATCATATACGTTTGAATGCCGAACATTGAGGCATATCCGTTTTTTATTCGTTTCTCGTAATACTCAATCGCTTCGAGCAATTCTATGGCTGTTATGTGCTTTTGTTTCATTGCTTTTCAATTACTGCATCAAAGGCATTGGCTACCATAGCAACGGCCTTTTCATCAATTACCGGCTGGTTATCAACATATTCTACATTGTTTTCATCTTTTAACAATCCTTGGTCAACCCTGACTGCCTCGCGCATCTCAACCGAAAGCGGGGCGTATTTTGAAAGCAACCGTTTTAAAATAGTTTTGCTGGCCATCGAATCAAAATCATCTTTCCAAAGCCCGTAACCTTTTTGAAACGTTTTACTGAATTTTACTCCGTGTGCTTTCAACTCTTCAGATGTCATGTAAAGCATTTTTTCAAACCCATCGTGTAAACGAAAGTAAGCCACATAACCGATAATATCGGCCTTTTCGCGGTCGGTTGCCAATGCCTCGAATGTTATCTCGCCTGTTATTAAATCGCGGTGTTTTAATTCACCTTTGCGAATTTCGGCCACGTTAATAGTTTTGAACCTACCTGACCGCAAAGCAAGTTGGATAAACCCTTTTGCTCCGATTTGGAATTGAGCAAATACTTTATTTTGCTTATTATCTTTGAAAGGAATAACGTAGGCAAATCCCAAATTGCTATCCAGTGGCAAGTCTAATGCGGTTGCTTTCAATGCTGAATACATAACACTAACAGGTTCGCATTCCTGCAATGCTACGTTGTTGGCAACTAATGCCGTTAAGTTGCTTACAAATGATGGCTTACGTTCGCCCAATACTTGCGCCAAATATTCCTGCGTTTTCGGATTAGTAATGGTTTGGTTAAACAGTTGTAGGTTGCTCATTTTCGTAAAGTTTTTTTAGGTGTGTTTCAATTGTTAGGTTTAATTCGTCCGAAAGTTCATCGGATAACAGTCCGTTGTATTCCCCATTGTCGGGCATCTTTTTATCAAACAATGTTCTTACCCTGTATGTTTTGCGCTGCAATTCAAGCAATGCCCCGCGTATCTCTAAGTTTTCGATACGTCCAACTGGTAAGCCTTTTAAAAGCCCTTCGAGTTGGTCGATGTGCCAATACAACTTATAGGCGTTGATTTGCTGTTGCATTAAAGTAAAATTTTGTGTTCGATTTTGTATGCGTTTGTAACCGTTAACATGGCACCATTGGTTTTACGCATTTCGGCCAGTTTTAGCCTCAAATCTTGCTCATTCTCAAAATATGCCTTATAATCAACACTTTCGGATTTAAACGGGTCGAATAGTGAGTATTCCAAAACGTATTCTTTTGCCGGTTCATTTATCAACTCCAAAAAGTCCGTAGCGTTTACCCCAAAGAATTCGCAAAATAGGCGGGTACGATGTGTGTTTAACTCTAAAGTTGATTTAAACTTTTGCCAATGGTAATGCCTTAACTGTGTGTTATATTCAGGCCACAATACCTCTTTTAGCTTTAATTCTGCTATCGAATAAGTAGTGCCAAGTTCGTAGGCTTTCGCCTTAATAAGTTCATTTAATGTCATAATCGATAAATTCTTTAGTTAAATAATCCATTTCTGTTGATAGCTCATATTGTCCGCTAAAATAGGCTGTTACAACCTCTTGGCTATTGTGCCACTCTTCAAATTCGGCACGTAATGAACCAGTTAAATGAACACAAGTACCATCCATGTCGAAGGTATGTTCAATGTTCTCAAAGGTATCATCTATCTGAAAACCGTCAAGATACTTTTTAATAGCCTGTTCGGCTTTTTGTTTTAATTCCATGTGCGAATATACTAATAATTTGCGATACATTCATAATTAAAGGCAAAATATTTTAACCTATTTTCAATTTCGTTATTAATATTTCGTGTCATTTTATCAGTTTCTATCAAATTATTAACCGATTTTATCCCAAAAAGTACTGTTGCATGGTTTTTGTCTATTTCGAACCCTATTTGCTCGAGTGACATATCTGTATATTGTTTAAGCATTTTAAAAACAAAGTACCGGACCATTACAAGCTCACGTTTGCGGCACGTTTTTGTTTCCAATACTTGTTCCAATGTGGTTCCAAAGTAATCGCATACCACTTTTATAATAGTTTCTTTTGTCATAATATTTCAAATTGAGTGTCTTTTCCACGTTGTTTTTTAATTTCGGCAATGAATCTGTCGCGCCTTGCCTCGGTGCTGAATGTCCAATATGCGCCTAATGTTTTGAGTTTAAACTTGCCGTCCTTTGGTTTTTTCTTGCCGTGCAAACTTTCTTTGGTTAGCCGTGCAATATCCGCTCCGCTGGATTGAGCTGTAATTTCTGTTTGTGTGTTTATTAGTTTCATTTTAAACTGATTTTTACGAATGATTTGCGTTCACTTTGTTTGTTGTATTTGTTGGCAAGTTCTGGGTGTTCGACCTCAAATTTCTTTTTATCGAATGTTGTTGAGGTGCTTGGCGCAACGTATGTAATGTTGAAAGCATCGTTTTTAATTGATTTAATTCCGTTGGCCTCCATGCTTTCGAGCATCTTTTGTTTGAACGTTTCTATTTCGGCCTGCATGGTTTCGATTTTCTGAATAATTTCGGCCATTGCCTTAATTTTTTCTTGAACTGGTTCGGGTAGGTAAGTGGCTTCAAGTTCCATTTTAGGTTCATACGTGAAATTTTCCACGGCCTCGGCTATTAGGCTTAACCCTTTGTGCAAATGTTCGTTATAAGCCACTACTTTTTCAACGTGCAAATTTGCTGGATTGAATACACCGTAATCAGTCACCTGATAGTGGCTTAACATCAAAATAGGTTTTAAATTCAATTCGCTTGCCTTTTCAGTTAATAACATCATGTGCCATGCTAACTGGTCATTGTAATCGCTAAACGTTTCTAAAAACGGTGCTTTGGTTGTTTTGTGTTCAATCCAAATAAGCTGGCCATCTTTGATAATTTCGTAATCAATGTGGTTAGCAATTTTAAAACCGTTCAAACGGCTCAACCTTTCGGATTCATAATACTGATTACTTACGGCCTGAGGGTAGGTTTGTTTCAGGTGTTCAAAAACCTCCGCTTCGATTTCGTTTCCGTAACTGGCCTCGAATGAAGTGAACGTTTTTTGCAGCTCCAATCCTAACATTACCGCTATTCGGTATTTGTCGGCTTCGTTTAACTGGCCATTGCGGCCGATTTTTGCTACCATTTTAGCATCGCTTGAGCCTAAGTAGCCTATTCTGTTTGTGGGTTCCATTGTGTTTGCTTTATAATTAATACCACAAATATAATATTATTATTTGATATTCATACTATATATTATAATTATTTTAATAATTCAGGTCTTGCACCGTTGCACCAACTACGAAAGTTAATATTATGGCCTTGCTCCAAACACGAATAATACCAGTCTAAAATATTCGGGTGTGGCTGCTCAGTATCGATGTCGTGGCGTATGTCATCAAAATTAATATACATGTCGGAAATAATGGCTATTTCGCCAATGTGTTCGCCTACCCAGGCATCAAACTGCAATTCGTGTTTATTTACAAAGGCTAAAATGTATGCGGTTACTGCTTTGTTATATGCTTTTTTCATATTTTTGATTTAAAGATAAAACAATGAAATTTTAATTTGCGGATTTGTTCTATTCGGTATTTTTGCAATTCGCTTAAACGTCCGTTTTTGCTTTTAAACTCTATAAAAAATACTTTTCCATCTTTTAAAAAGGCTGTATCTGGCCACCCGTTTAGGTTCGATTGAATTATTTTTAAAGGCAACCAACCTTTTTTTATGGCTTTTTTATGCCAGTTCGCTTGAAATTGAGATTCTGTCATTTTGGTATATTTTTAGCGTGTAATCTTGCTTATCCATTACAGCCTTGTATATTTTACGTTCAATCCCTTTATCGGAAAATAACCAATATAAAGTTGCATTGTTTGACCGTTCGAATGATGCTATCCTATTGCGGGCTTGCTCGTAACTCAAATAACTAAAATCAATATTAAAAAACACTATTGCATCGGCATTGTCAAGCCTTATTCCTTCTCTTGCGCTAACAAATTGGCCTAAAAATGTACTATCTTTTTCAGTTTGAAATGTTGATGCTTCATCGGTCCAATTAGTGAAGTAATTTTTTAGCATTGTAAATTCAGACTTAAATTTATAAAATATGGCCAGCTTTTTACCTTTACCCCACTCCATTAAATAACGTGCTTTAAAATCGCTTAAAATGATATAATTTTCGCTTTCAGTTATAACAGTCCCACTACTTAATTGGTGAACCTTTTGCATAACCTTTACGGCTGTATCGGCTAAAATAACATGGTCGCCATCATAATGTACATTGTTTTTCATTACGTTTTTTATTGCTACCTTAATGTTTTCAGGCAATGGAACCGTTAAAACTTGTTCGTTAACCTCAACTTTAAAACCGCTTGCCTCTTGCGTTTGAGTTATAAATAAGTGCTTAATAATAGGCCAAATCTTTGTTTTATCGGCATCTGTGTAATCATTTATTTCACGATTGTAAATATGTTTTTTTTGAATGTTTACAAACTGGCCAGCCCATTTATAAAAGTTTGGCCATTGTCGGAACGGGCTAAAACTACTTATCCAAAATTGATGATATAATTGGCTCCAGCTTTCAGGGCATGGAGTAGCTGATAGGTATATTATAGGCTTATTAGTTGCCAATAGTTTTAAAGCCTTGCACCTGTTATTTGCTTTAGGGTATTGGCCTATGGCATGGCTTTCGTCACATACAATGGCATCAAAGTAGCCATTAACCTTATGAACCGATTCATAATTTATAACGGTTAAATTAAAAGATAGCCCGCTATTCATGTAATCCGATTCGATACTTTTAATTGCTTTTTTCTTGGTAACAAAAAGCACGTTGTTAAACTGGATACAAATATGCAATGCTGTTAATGTTTTTCCGGTACGGGTTTGTAATGCCAAATATAATACATTGTATTTATTAAGCACTTCAATACCTTCATTTTTAATCCTGATTTGATAATCTCTTAAAACCATTTAAAAGTCCTCCATTTTTTTATAAATTGAACTTAAATAATCAATAAGTTCTTTAACTTTTCTTTTTTCAAGGCATAATTCATAATCAAGTCTTTTTTCTAATTTACATTTAAAATAAACAAACATTGGATTATTTATTTCTTTTTCTTCAATACCTACTTCTAAAAAACTAAGGTTTGGCATTAATGAATCTTCAATTTTTCTAAAATTTCTCATAATCGTATAATTTAAGTTAAAAAGTGTAAAGTGAGTTTACACTTTGTAAAGTGTACTTTA